TCCGGAATGTCATCATATAATCCCTATTTCCAGTGGCGGAGATAATAATCCAAATAATCTAATAACATTATGTAAGAGATGTCATAGAAGGAATACAAAGTATGTCATTCGATGAGCTATTAATCCATAGAGTTTATCTTGGTACTACATCTAGTTCACAAAACTATCTGGGTGAGTGGAAACAATCTTTCTCATATTCTTCTACAGAAACTAAATGTAGATTAAGTCCAGTTACTGCAGCCGAGAGGACTAGTCAACCTGGACTTTTAGATGATGTTAAATACAAGGCTGTATTCCCTTCTGGCACTAATATATCACTTGGAGATAGAGTATCATATCAATCAAAAGAGTACTTAATTAAGGAAAAGTACTACAATTCTACATTTCATCATATATCTTGCTTATTGAGTGAGTTATGATTACTGGAACACTTACCGGAGTAAAATCTGTTAAGGGAAAGCTTAATAGAATTAGAATTGCAACTATAGAAGGTTCGAAAGTAGCAATTAATAGAAGTCTTAAAACTATTAAAAACACTGCTAATGACTATCTTGAGAATAATAGGAAATTAAAGGGTGAATATGAATACTATAGACCTACTGAGAAAATAACTTCTGAGCATAATTGGAAGCTAACTGAAGCTTACATGTATGGTAATGAAGTGAAAGGAACAATCAAAAATATATCGGATCACGCATTTTATGTTGAGTACGGAACCTCCGGTCCTATCAGACCTGTAACATCACCACTACTATATTTTATATGGAGACATCAATTAATAGCAAAGAAGCAAGTTGCTGGTCAGCCACCAAAGTTCTTCTTTAGGAACGCAATTCAGGCTGTTTCTCCATATATAAAACGGTATTTTATAGAAGAAATTAAATCTAGGATATATTAAATGTCAGAATTTATATACTCTTCAGTTAGAGCGCTTCTAACTTCTTCATCCGATGTTACTAACTTAGTGCCACCATCTAATATTACTCCTGGCTTTAGTCAAATTCATGATTCTTATCCTTGTATTACTATAACTGTCGTTGGTGGTGCTGATATAGGTTATATGGGCTATGGTACTTCTCCAGCTGGGTCAAAAATTAGAAGAAATAGCACTTCAATCCAAATAGATATATATACAAGACATTCACTCTTATCAAGTCAAAGGATCGGAGATGCTATAACTAAAACTCTCATGAATGGCACTGGGTTTAGAAAAGCTGGAGAAGTTGATGTGTATGAGGATGAATTAAAGGCTCATAGAAAAATTCAAACCTGGAATATACTTACGTTAAGAAATGATTAATTTGGCATATAAAAAGTATGTATTTATGTTGATGTACGAATAGAAGGTACGAAATATGGGAACTGTAACAGGTAAGAATGCTAAAATATGCATATATTCTGGTAGCACAGCGAAAAACCATTCGGTGTGGGGAATTTCAGATTTTTCTCTGACATTCGATAGAGGCACTGTAGAGCAGGAGCTAGTTGGAGAAACTGGTAATTGGTTTACATTCGGAGCTTTATCTATAGATGGATCTTATACTAACTGTAAATTCGCTGCTTCTGGTAACGCAGATGCTCTAATTAGCATTATTGATGGTTGCAATGTGATAGTTTCTGGTAGTATAGACACTTCTAACCTATCTTGGTTCTTTACATCCTGCCAGATAACTGGATATGATATATCTATAGGCGATGCAGATACTATAACTGAAGCAAGTATCGATTTCACAGTAATGGATCCATATAGAGTTACCTATAATGCATCAACTGGTCATATACAGAATAATGGATAAGGTGATATAACATGGCACAAAACCCACAAACTTATACTGGTAAGGATGCAGCTATTAAAATAGATACCAAAACTCATTCTGTATTAGGTGTTTCTGATTTTTCTTTAACTTTAGATAGAGGAACAGTAGAACAAGAACTAGTTGGTGAGGAAGGTAATTATTTTGTAGCTGGATCTTTAAGCATAGATGGATCTTTTACTGCTTGTAAACTAGAAAATTCAGCTGCTGGTGATTTACTTAAGGCTATGGTTACTGGAAGTTTAGTAGCAGTATCCGGAAGTTGTGGTACTAACTCTATACATTTCTATTTCAAATCAGCGGCTATAACTGGATTTGATATTAGCCTAGGTGATGCAGATACAATCACAGAAGGCTCTATAGATTTTACAGTAATGGATCCACAGAATGTAACATTCTCTACATTATCTGAGGGTGGAACTGTAATTAAAGATGTATAAATTTAAAATAAAGGAGTTCATTAGGAGGTAGTAGTATTACTGACAAAACTGATGATATGTCTCAAGAAGAGAGGATGAAAAAACTCAAAGAAAATATATCTAAGAAATCTAAGGCTTCGTCTACCGAATTTGCTAAACTTCTAGCTACAAGGGAGAAATTAGAAAGGGACTACAAAGAAGATTATATGTATGTCACTTTCTATTCTTCTCCAGAAATTAAAAGAACTATACTAGCTAGAAGACCAAATCAGGAAGAGTTCCTGAAAATACTCTCTCTCATAATTGCAGCTACAAAATATGAAGATGATCCAGACTCTCTTGAAAAACTTAAAGAGGTCTATTCAGATTTTCATAAAATAGCAGCAAGTCTATGTATAGATAAAAAGCTAGATGAAAAATTCTGGTCTAAGAGTGTATCTTTTGATACTCTACAAAATTTTATTACAGAAGTAATCAATGAATCACAAAAATCAGCTATACCAGAGGATGAGTTAAAATCCTTTCGTAAAAAGTAATCTCGGTTATCTGGAATTTGAATTATGTAAATTCTTTGGAGTTACCCCAAGACAACTTGGAGAATTAAGAAAGCAAGATCCATTAGGTGTGCTATTTATTGAGAGAGGTATGATTAATCGGTGGGAAATAGAAAGAGAAGAAGCTAAGAAACTCCTCCAAAAGAATAGAAAGGGTTCTTCTTCGAAGATAATTAGAAGAAAGTAAGTTAATTATGTAGATATATTAGAGTAGATATGGTAGCTACAGTACATATAGAACAAATTACTGGTTCTCCTGGGTCAGAAGCGTATACATATAAAGACACAACATCTGGCACTAGATACTATACAGCTGATATTCCAGATAAGGATTCTACTGCTTATCCAATTCCTATCCCAACAAATAATAATGGTATTAGTGGTAGTTACTGGGTTACACATTGTATTAATGTTGTATCAGCACCTTCCACATATATTAAAAATTTAAGATACTATCAGACATGGAACTCCAATCCGAAAGATGATTGGAGTTTGGGAACTGGTGGTGACTTAGTTATAGGTATTTCTTCCTCTACAATATCAGATGCTAGAATTTTTACTCAAGGATTCCCATCATCTCAGTATGACCAAGCCACTGGAACAGTAGGTGTTTGTGGTGATTTTATATCAGGTAGTCATACATATTATACAACATGTGCATCTCCTTTGTCTGGTGGTGCTACTACAATTGCAGACTTTGATAGTGTAACCAATGCCTATATGGTTCAGTCAGGACAAGTAGTAGGAGCTACAACTGGTAGAAGTTATTGTATAGTTACGCAAGTGTTAGTTGCTTCTGGTGCAACTCAGGGTGAAAAAGCAGATAAAACAGCAACTTTTGTCTATAGTGAAGTATAGAATTATGTTGTTATGTGATGTTCTTTCCGTTCTTCCTTAAAAAGGATGACGAAATGGAATACAATCCGCTATGGTAACAGGTCCGCCTCTTAGATATTATTGGGTAGCATTTTATAATGATGGGACTAAGTTGTCCCAGTTTGACCCTATTACTTTTGAAGAATATGCTTTTAGTGATATAGATACGACAAAATTAATTAAATTTGCACTCTATCCTTTTACATCCCAGCAGGCTAAAAATGTATCAGCTAAAGGAAATTTAGCAATTTCGGTGCCAATTCTCCCAATTATTGAACTTAATCTTTCCAATGGAAGAAAACTAATCTATTATAGGGATGTATTTGTAAGCCAAGAGGAATATCATTTTTGCAGAGCTTGCAATAAAGAATTTTATTTTGGTAGTGACTCCGAAACTACACAGTCTAAATATCCTTCTCCAATCTGTCCTTATTGCAAATCACATGATATATATAAGTGTAAGAAATGTGGTAAAATATTTAGAATTTTTGAAGATGCTAAATTTGGAATGTGTAGTTGTGGTGGTCATCTAGACAGAATTAGATTAACTTCTGGTCAATATATTAGAGAGAAAAGATGGATAGAGTATTATGTAGGTTATAAAACTCTTGTTAATGGAGTTAATCATAAGGTTTTATTCAGGATAAATGAGCAAGGGGATATAGAATTAATATAGATAATAATTATGGCATTTAATGATACTAAAATAGATGATGTAGATGTTATATATGCTAGTGATTGGAATGATCTAGTAGCATATACTGAAGATATTTCAAGTCAAACATACTGGATTAGCGGAGCTTTTAAAAATCACACTGATAATAGTGATATTCATTTTCCTTCATCTCAACTTAGATTATGGTTAGATGATATCTACCAACCCAGTGGCACTGATGCATATCTAGATGTTTTTGCTCCCTCTTCACTAACTAGAACTAGATATTTAGAGTATCTAAATCATAGTGGTAATGCAGATATTCATTATACTCAAGACGCAATCAATATCTCTGGTAATCAAGTTACACTTACTAAATT